TACAGGAAGTATGAATTGTCTACTATTTCGTAGACCTATATAATAGTATGAACCGCGCAAGTTAGATTGAGCGCAATATATTAATGATTGGAGTGATTATTTGAACATTGAACAGATTGTGAATGAGTGGAACAAAGACTGTAAAATTGATGAGACTGAACTTGGTAGCGAAAGCGCAAAAATACCCCAAGTCCACAATAAGTATTTGAAGATATATATGGGCGAACGCATCGCTCTATTCAAACTTAAATCCGAAACTAAAAAGGTAAAGAGAACTCTTCTCGAGTATTATCTCGGAGAACTCGATCAGGAAGAACTTGATCAGTTGGGTCGTCAGCAATTCTACAAGAAACTCCTCAAAAACGAAGTAGACGTCTACATCGAATCAGATGACATGATGATCGAAGCCAACCTACGTCTGGGAATGCAAGACGAAAAGGTAGCGTATCTCGACTCTATAATAAAAAACATTAACAATCGCGGGTTCCAGCTGAAGACTGCTGTGGACTGGGCACGCTTTACTACTGGGTAATTATGGAAAGAATTGACGTATACAAAAAGAACGAGGTCTATCTCAAGGTTGAGTGTGATCGCGGCATAGCCATGGAGTTGTCAGGATACTTTGAGTTTGAAGTTCCTGGTGCATCGTTTATCCCATCAGTACGAAATAAAATGTGGGACGGGAAGATACGTTTGTTTAACGTCAATACTATGCAGATATATGTCGGCTTGATTCAAAAGATAAAGAAGTTTGCTGAAGAGAGAAGTTACGAAGTCGTGGTACATGATGGGCTTGAAGATACAATAGACATCCCGCTAAACGGACTAAATAAGTTTTTGAGTGACGGGAAGTTTAAACCAAGGGATTATCAGCTCAGAGCGGTTGCTCACGCTGTTCGCAATCACAGAGCCTTGATCCTCTCACCTACAGCATCTGGTAAATCGTTCATAATTTACTGCTTGCTCAAATACTACCTCAGGAAAGAATGCCAAAAAGCGTTGGTAATCGTTCCTACAACCTCTTTGGTTTCCCAGCTTAATAGCGACTTTATAGACTATTCAGAAGAACTACAGTTCTATTATACCCTACTTGTCACTGGAGGCAAAGAAAAAAATAACGATAAAGCGAAAATAATTATCAGTACTTGGCAAAGTATCTACAAACAACCTAAATCATACTTTGACCAGTTTGATCTCATCATTGGTGACGAAGCTCACTTGTTCAAGGCAACATCCCTCACCAAGATAATGGAGAAAATGACTGATTGTAAGTATCGCTTTGGGTTTACAGGTACGCTGGATGGAACCGTCACAAACAAATTAGTTTTAGAGGGATTATTTGGTCCAGTTATGAGGGTGATAACAACTAAAGAGTTGATTGATAATAATACCCTTGCTGAGTTCCGTATTAAATGTCTTGTACTAAAGTATTCCGAGTTGACGAGGAAGGGCGTAGCCCGATCAACGTATCAACAAGAAATGGACTTTCTCACATCTCACGAAAAGCGAAATAACTTTATAAAGAACTTGACATTAACTCGTAAAGGTAATACACTATTATTATTCCAGTACGTTGTTAAGCATGGGCAACCGCTGTATGAGCAGATCTCGGCAGAAGCAGCTGAAGGTCGTAAAGTATTTTTTGTATATGGAGGCGTTGATGCTGAAACAAGAGAAGAAGTTAGAGCAATTACTGAAAGGGAAAATGACGCGATTATCATCGCTTCTTATGGAACATTCTCTACTGGCATTAATATTAGGAACCTCCACAATATCATTTTTGCCAGCCCTAGCAAGTCTAGGGTTCGCAATCTTCAGTCGATAGGGCGTGGTCTTCGGAAGGGTGATAATAAGGAGATAGCAACCTTGTATGATATAGCTGACGATCTTTCGCACAAGTCATACAATAATCATACTCTAAAGCATTTTGCTGTCAGGATTAAGATGTACAATGAAGAGTCATTTGATTACAAATTATATAACATAGGAATTGAGAATGGAAATTAGTATTATAAAATTAGTTAATGGCGAAACGCTGATTGCTGAGGTGGCACATGAAGACGAGGATCATTTAAGCGTTATTGATCCCATCTCGGTAAATATGCAACTCAGAAACAATACTCCAGTTTTAATTTCTACGATATGGATGCCTTTAACAAAGGCGGTGAACATATTTCATATCAGGCAGCAAAATGTTATTTTAATATCATTAGTTGACGAAGACATGCAAATATATTATAATAAGTGTATAGATACTATTCATGAATCGTCAACTGAAAAGAATTCGTTTTTATTTGATCGTAAAGAAGATCAAATGACTGAAGAGGAAATTAAAGAAGCCCTTTTCAACTTACATGAAATGAGCGAATATAGCGCAAACACATCATTACACTGAGGTATATCAATGTCAAAGGAAGCTAAGAAAAGACCGTACTATGTCGACAACAAAAAGTTCTTTGGGGCTATGTGCGAGTTTAAGAAGTCTGTGGATGAAGCGAAGGAAAATGGTGCCGCTCGCCCTGTCGTTCCCAATTACATTGCCGAATGTATTATGAAGATTGCTACGCACCTTTCTTACAAACCAAACTTTATAAACTACACTTTTCGTGATGATATGATCAGTGATGGTATTGAGAACAGCCTACAGTACATTGACAACTTCAACCCCGAGAAGTCTAAGAATCCATTTGCATATTTCACACAAATTATTTACTATGCGTTCCTGCGAAGAATACAGAAAGAAAAGAAACATTTATATGTTAAGATGAAATATTCTGAGCACACTAATATTCTTGGTGATACTGCTGATACTCAAGGGCATGATAAAGGCAGCAATTTTAATGATGATGTTAAATACAGCGAGTGGACTGAAGAGTATATGAAGGGGTTTGTTCGCGACTTCGAAGAAACGAAGCGTAGAAAGGTCAAGAAGAAGCGAACGATTGAGGAAGGAAAATGAGAACAGGTTTCACCTGTAGCACATTTGACCTTCTTCACGCTGGGCACGTTCAGATGCTGCGCGAAGCTAAAGAGCAATGCGACTATCTAATATGTGCTCTTCAGATTGACCCTAGCATAGATAGAGCGGAGAAGAATTCCCCTATACAAACTGTGGTTGAGCGTTATACTCAACTCAAGGCGGTCGGATATGTTGATGAGATAATCCCGTATGGCACTGAGGAAGACCTTGAGGACATACTCAATATGTACAGTATTGATGTCAGAATACTTGGTGACGAGTATAGGGACAAAGAGTTTACGGGAAAGGATATCTGCCGCAAAAGAAGCATCGATTTGTACTTCAACAAGCGCGACCACAGGTTCAGTTCTAGCGATCTAAGGCGTCGGATTCAGAGTAAAAAATAACTTTACTTGCAGAAATATCTAAGGTATAATTAAACATTACATCAATACAATACTCGCCTCTGCGGGTCAGGATAGCTTGACGATGAAGATAGCACTTATCACGGATACACATTTCGGAGTTCGTAATGACAACGCCAATTTCCTTGATTACTTTGATAGATTCTATACTAAGGAGTTCTTCCCCGAACTAAAGGAGCGCGGCATAACTACCATTATCCATTTAGGTGATATTGTCGATCGACGAAAGTATATCAACTATGTGACGCTTCGCCGCATGAAAGAGATGTTTATCGACAAGTGTACGTCGGAGGGAATAGAACTCCACGTGATTGTCGGCAATCATGATGTTCCGTATAAGAATACGAATGATGTGAACTCTATGCGTGAATTGTTTGATAAGGGTAATGTTAAGTATTATTCTGAAGCAGAGGACATCACTATGGACGGGCATGATATTCTTATAATGCCTTGGATCAATAATGACAACTATGCTTCTGCTGTTGCTGCTATGGCGAATAGTCCCGCTCAAGTTCTGTTTGGGCACCTTGAAGTTGCTGGCTGCTTGATGGATCGCGGGAATGTGAATGAACACGGAATGAAGATTGCTGATTTCTCTAAGTTCGATTTAGTTTGTTCTGGGCACTTTCACCACAAATCAACAACTAAAAATATTGAGTATCTGGGATGCCCCTACGAACTGACTTGGGCAGACTATGGTGACCAGAAAGGGTATCACATATATGATACTGAAACTAGAGGGTTGGAGTTTATTCGTAACCCTTACTCTATGTTCAACAAAGTCTTTTATAATGAGACGGATAAATCTATGGAAGAAGTTCTTGACAACGACTTCTCTGGTTATGAAAATTCTTATGTCAAAGTGATAAAACAAAACTGTGACAATCCATATTGGTTTGATTTGTTTATTGACAAATTATACAAGTCTAACCCGATACACATTCAAATCGTAGACGATCATATGAACCTCAATCTGGAAGACGATGAGGATATCGTAAATGAAGCGGAAGATACAATCACTATACTATCGAAGTATATTGACACGTTATCTGACAACACACCAAAGAAGAAACTTGACGCTTTGGTGCGTTCATTATATAATGAAGCATTGACTATAGAGTGAGGGGTTGAGATATCGTTAAGTTCAAAAAACTTTCTTGGAAGAATTTTCTGAGTACTGGTAACGTGCCGACTGTCATTCAGTTAGATCGTTCGCCGAGCACAGTAATTACTGGTGAGAATGGTGCTGGTAAATCAACTATACTTGATGCGTTGACGTTCGGATTATTTGGTAAACCTTTTCGTAAGATCAATAAGCCGCAGTTGATGAATACCATCAACGATAAAGACCTTGTAGTTGATATTGAGTTTTCTATCGGCAAAACTGAGTATCTGGTTAAGCGAGGCATGAAGCCATACTACTTTGAGATATATAAAAATGGTAAGATGCTGGATCAGCCAGGATCAGTTCGAGAGTACCAACTACAGCTAGAGAATCAAATACTGAAGCTGAATTATAAATCTTTCACGCAGATCGTTATACTTGGTAATGCCTCGTTCACACCGTTCATGCAGTTATCTACTCGCGACCGAAGAGAGGTGATCGAGGATTTACTTGATATACAAATATTCTCAACGATGAATACTTTACTTCGGGATAGGGTGTCAGATAACAAGCGCAGTTTATCTGAAGTCAGTTATTCGATTGATCTTATTCAAGAAAAGATTGAGGTTCAAGAACAATATCTGAAAAAGGTGAAGAATGATGCGGTAAAACAGATAAATGACCTAAAGGATGAGATAGGCGGATATAGAGACTCACACGAGTCCGCAGGTTCTCTTTACAGCACTCTTACTGCTGAGGTTGATACCTTACTTCAATCCATTTCCTCTAAAAATAAGGTAGAAAAGAAAAGTAGAAAGGTTGATGACTTATTGAGTAAGTTGAAAGACAAGTCTGCTAAGGCGACCAAGCGGGTCAACTTCTATGAGAAAAACGACAACTGTCCAACTTGTGAACAGGTTATTGATTTAGAATTGAAGCACCAAAAAATCAAAAAGACCGCTGACGTTCTCGATAAAACAAAGACTGCTATTTCTGAATTGAATGATGAATGCTCAGCTCTCAATGAAGAAATGCATAGAATCAATAATGTTCAGCACCAGATACAAGATGCTCAAAACAAGATTAGAGATTGTAACACTCAGATGGAATTATATTCTAAGACCATCAGTTCTCTTGAGGGTAAGATTGAAGAAGTGAAGAGTCAAGACTCGGTAGATTCTGACTCGGAATCCAAACTTTCTTCTATGAATTCTGACTTGAATACATACAAAGACAAAAAGAAAGTGTTGGTTGAGAGTCGTGAGGTTTATGAGATCGCTAATGCTATGCTGAAAGACGGTGGTATTAAGTCGAAGATTATTAAACAGTATGTTCCTATCATAAACAAGCTGGTTAATAAGTATTTGTCGGCACTAGACTTCTTTGTCAACTTTGAGTTGGATGAGGAGTTTAATGAAGTGATTAAAAGTCGCCACCGAGATGAGTTCTCTTATGCTAGTTTCTCTGAGGGTGAAAAGACTCGTATCGACATTGCGTTACTTCTTACTTGGCGAGCGATAGCCAAATTGAAGAACTCAACTAACACAAACCTATTGATCTTGGATGAGGTTTTTGATAACTCCCTTGATTTGACAGGAACTGATGAGTTGACAAAACTTCTAAATGATATGTCGGATACGAATGTATTCATTATAACACACACCAAAGGTGATGTTCTGACTGATAAATTCCGCAGTCAGATTCGCTTTGAGAAAGTAAAATCATTTTCGAGAATAGCACCATGATCTATACACTAGTAAAAGATAGCGACCCAATACTCCATAATTCAGCTGAGAAGTTTGATTTCGATAACCCACAAGTAGACCCAGTTGAATTATTTGAGAATCTGAAAGAGACAATGATTGCTAATCGCGGTGTTGGCCTTGCTGCTCCTCAAGTTGGAATACCTCTATCTGTATTTGTTGTCGGCCACCCTGATGATCCTGATAATATATTTCCTGCATTCAATCCTAAGATTGTAGACTCAGAAGGGGTGATTAATGAGGAAGAAGGTTGCCTCAGTTATCCAGGTCTGTTCATAAAGATAAAGCGACCAGCAGTTATTAGAGCAAGGTACACTACGCATCTCGGTGTGACTGACACTATTAAGTTTGGCGGGTTTACCGCTAGAGCATTTCAGCATGAGTTTGATCACTTGTTGGGAAAGGTGTTTACTACTAAGGCATCCAGTCTACAGCTTGATAGGGCGAAGAAGCAAAAGAAGAAACTTGATCGCCTTCGTAATAAAAACTTGACAAACTACATATCATGAGATATACTATGAGATATGCTAAAATGTTTTTGCTGGTTTGGTTATCAGCTATTGTTTCGCCTGACGATCACCTATATGGTATAATGATGTCCCTGCGAAGATTAGAAGAATGTAAAATTACTATTGATAATTGAGGTTATTGTGAAGAGTACAATTGTTGACGTTGATGATATAACCGCCGCCGAGTGGATAAATTGTGAAGATAAACTTGGTCAGTATATGGAAGATTCTGACTATGATCTTCTAATTGAATCTGATACTGATTTTTATTCCCCAACTCCATTCGGTGAACAGAATGGCGAGGGTAATGTGATCTTCAAATACAGAAGAAATGTGTTTACTCAAGAAGAACAACAAGGTGCTTATGAAGGATTACTAGAAGCTGCCCAACCAACCCAAAACCGTGGTCTGGCGGCAGGAACTGCTCGCGGGAAACAAGGCGGTTCTGCTGAAAGTGATAAGGGTCGGGATTGGGTTACTGCCTGTCACTTAGAAGTTCTTGACTATTTCATGTACGAACGCAAGTCTTTGTTTGATGATGGTGGGGTTGATGCCATCATAGAAAAGCATGAGGATAGGGATAGCGAAGATACACGCGGAATGGTTTGGTTGAGGACTAAAGTTACTGATGCTGGTTACAACTATTCGACATTCTTTCCATCCAAGGTTGCGGAGTGGAAGTCTATGTCTTCAACCGATGCTGCTAAAGACGCGTCTCTGGTGCGCAAAACATATATCTCTGATACAACTTATGCTAACGCAGTTAA